CTAGGCGGGCGGTAGACCGCCTAGCTTTGTGCCAATATTTTCCAAGATGTCAAAGAACCTTTACTGTGCGCTCGGAAGGATTCGAACCTCCGTAGATTCCAGCTTAATTTCTGAACGTTAAGGTTGTAAGCCCGTTCAGTGTACCAATTTCGGCTGGTGCTTATCCGCTCAGTCACGAGCGCGTTTATGTTAAAGAACTGTTAAAACAAAAAACCCGAGCTTTCTTTTTGAAGGCCCGGGTTTTCCAAGTTTCTTGTGATAATTACCTTCACTTCAACCTATGCAAACCTGAGCCCATTCTTACGTCATCGCATGATGGATTCCATGTTCCAATAAAGCCCTCGAGGGATATTGGTTGGGAACTGCGATACGCCTTATGTAACTGTAGGGTTTTCATTTGTTGTTTGTGTTAGTGTTCGGTTTTATTTATCACGACCTTCTTAAAAGTTTTCGTCGATGTGAAACTATTCTACAACTTTTTCCAACGTTTGGCCAATTTTTTTGGAACTTTTTTACAAACTTTTTTCCAAGTGATTGATTCTCATTGAAATAATTGGTGAAGCTAAATTACAACTTTTTCCCGAAAGGAAAAAATCCAGCCAAACAAAAATGGACAGGCTAAAACCTGTCCATTCTCCCGCGGGCGAGCGCGTTCCTATTTTATTTCTATTGAACCAAAGTTCGGTTAAGAATTGGGTACTTTTCTCGATCACTTTCAACTTCCGACTCGACGTTTTTTCCGTCAACCTTGAACTCACGAGTAGGAGTTACGCTTATCTCGAGCTTCATAAGGTTCGCTCTGAAGGCTTTCCGATTGAAGATGAATAACGCTGTTTCGTAGAGCGTGTGCATCCCAGCGTAAGCGTAGTGAACTAACGTAAGAATCAGAGCTACGAAAAAACCGGCAATCTTGGTCGATCCTTTGAATTCCTTCGTCATCATGGTCTTCATTCGCTTCCTGTGTATGCATTCTTTTTTCCAGAGTACTTCAACGTAAGTCATGATCAATCCTCCTTACTTGCTTGTTAATTGTTTGAGATAATTTTCCCGGCCTTTGAAAGCGCAGGTTCTTTTTACATTTTCAGGAAGAGCATCGTACTCTTTTTGCGGAAGGTATAAACACATGTAGTCTCCCCAGGCTGGAATGGATTCGCTTACTATCCACTTGAAATTCTCAGCGTACTTTATTCCAATAGACTCGAACCTTGGCTTGCTAACCGTATCTCCTTCAGGAATTGGAACGACCTTAAGATCTGACGAGACTGTCCAATAGTCTACGTCCAATTTGTTGTCCTTTACCTGAACGTACCCAATAGCTGTATCGTAAGCTGAGTTCCAATAGAGAATGTAGTGAATGAGAACTTCCTTTTTGTAGGATTTCTTGATGAAGACGCCTGTGTCAGTCTTGATGCTGTCAGTTCGTATGCCTCTAGCTACGAGTGCTTCTCCTTCCAAGTCAGTTATCCTCCATGAGGAATCTTTAGCCATGACGAAACCTGTGGAATCTTGAGCTTTTTCGCTTATCCACATGGGCTTGATGTAGTACCTCTGCCTAACCTCATCCGTGAGTTTGATGGAAGGTCTGAAGACAAAGGAAGTAGTTAGTAAGCTCACCAGCATGAGTGCAGCTGAGATGCCCAGAACGTTGATTCGCTTTTCCCAGAAGTTCTTTCCGTACAAGCAGCCTCCAACGATAAGGCCGATAAAAAGTGCAATTACTATTGTCCACATAATTTTTAAGTTTGTTACGGTTAATATACCCTTTTCACGCAAAAAGTGCCCGATTCTTTTGAAACCGAGCACTTTTATTTATCTTAGTCTTCAGTATCTGTCCATTCGATACCTGGGCAGTAGTCCTTCTTGCTTGCTCCGAAGTACTCTCCGAAGATTCCGAGACTACCGACGAAGATGCCGCCGATTGCTCTGCACAGGCCCCAAAGGAATATCCCAAGGTTGACCAGGATAACTTTCCAGAGGAAAGTGTAGAAGATGAACTTCAACGGAACGAACAGTATGTAGTACAGCAGGTAGAATATTCCGAGAATGAGGTACTTAACCGGGTAGCCGATAACGTACAGAAAACCTTGAACGTACCAAACTTTCTTTCCCATCTGGTATTTGCCTATGACGTGCTGGATCCAGTTGAATATAACGTACTCGATCGCTACTAGGATTGCTAGAGCTGCGAGTGCTAACACTGCTCCCAGTATGTACATTCCAAAGCTAGTGAAGAGGTATGCTACGCCGTCCGCTGCTGCAATGATCACGTAAGTAACGCCCATTACCAGAAAGACAGTTATGGCCAGTACGATCATGGAAACCAGCAAACCGATGAACTGCTTGGTGCGTTTGATGATTGGACTCTTCTTGTAGTCAAAGGTCATAGCGCTCGAGATGCTGGTGCCGATCTTGTTCATGGTATCGTTGAACGGTTTCCAGAACAAACGGTTGCGTTCCTGACGAGCTCTGCGCTTGCTCTCACGTTCCCAGAACAGACGATCCTGACGTTCGCGTTCGATTCGCTTTTGCTCCGATTTTTCAGCGTTTTCGATCCTTCTTTTTTCTTCCCACTCTTCCTTGATTCGCTTTAGCTCTTCTACTTTCCTAACGTAAACTTCAGGATTTTTAGTTTCATCGATGCCATACCTTATTTTGATGAAGGTTGGCAGGAACCAGTTGCCGGTGTGCTTGAAGTGGGCTTTTGCTAGGATAGGAACGTTGTAGTCTCCTTTCCATGGATTTCCGTAGTAGTCAATGTCGTACGCTTTTTCTTCCGGCATGATTCGTAACGTTGCGTTAGCGAACAGCTCGAGAACTTTCCAGAAAAGGTACGGGAAGTCCAGGAGGAATGTTCCAAAACCGCGCAGGATGAAGAGGAACGGAACTACCAGGATGGAGAAGACCAGCAGCCAGAAATACGGACAGCCGTTCTGCATCGTCTGTGGGGTAGGCACATTGCTGCGAAGAACGTACTTCATGAGTCGGTAGTGCCATGACTTCATGCTCACTTTCATGAGCTTGGGACTCTCGCAGAAGTTCGTAAACTCCACGTGTTCCTCGCGTAGGTAGAATTTTCCGGCTTCCTTAGCAGTTCCTTTGTACACTTCGATCGGTTTGATGAAGTAGTCACCGCTGTTGTCCCGGAACAGAAAACCCTTCATGTGGTCGGTGCTGTTATTCAGCTCAACCAGCTTGTGGGTCAGAGATTTCAACTTTGAATTGTTGTTCATGTTTATCAACTTTGATCATTGCTTATTGTATGATACTTCAACTTTGGATCGTATCTGAACTAACGTAGTCCGTCTGACGATAACCCATATTGTACTAAAAATTGATGAAGTAGGTTAAAATAAATAAAACTATGAAACAACCAATAGTCAAATCATTCTTACAGTTCATCAACGAGAATGTAGAGCAACCTCAACTCGACAGTAGTCAATTTTTAATAGAATTAGCAGATAGGATTCAAAAAACTGAAAAATTCGGAATCGTATCTGTCGAGGGTACTTACCTTCAAATTAGCAAAAGTGATAATATTCACGATTGGGCGGACATTAGGGACGCAGCAAATGATGTGATTCGAGTGTACGCAGACTATGAAGCTAAGGTGATGCCGTTATTCAAGGATCAATCAGAAACGAATTACGAAGAAATCAATGTTCTGGCTCAACACGGAATATTAGAACTGTCCACTTTTTTGAAAGGCTTTGCAATATCCAGTTCGCTGAACTGCTGGTCAAAAGATCTCGACGGTTGGTCGATGGACGATGGTAGCGATGAAATGGAAGAATATCCGCTTGACGAGTTTAACTTGAAAGAAGGAGATCCTATTGAAACTATAGCAAGAGAACTGAGTGAATACATTGATGATGGATTCAATCAGTTCTATACTGCAGAGGATGTTATTCAGGATTCAGTAAACGATTATTGCAATCAATATTCTGATGATGAAGAAGAAGACGAATCAGATGATGATTAAAAACTGAAAGGTTTCATTCCGGGTTTTACTTACGGTTAAGGACCTCGGCCGAAACTGTTAAACCGTCCGTGCCCTTGATTATTTTTATTGAGACTTCTGAAAATCCTCGTATGAACAAAACATCGTCCACTATCTCCTGAATATCATCTCCGCCTATGTTAGGATGAACTATTCCTGGCTGGTACGGATCGACTAATAATTTCTCAGCAAATTCCTCAGCTGTTCTGATGAATTCTTGCTTCTCGTGAAGAGCTTTGAGCTCCGATCCTTTCTTATCGCTCATTAGCTGACGTATTTTGCAAAGTTAGTTGCTGCTTCAAGTGCTTCATCCTTTGAAGCTATCGTCAAACTTCCGTGAAGAGTGAACGGGATGAACCTAGCTGCCCATGCGTTCAGAGTCATTTCTGATTCCGGTGCTTTGTGCGTAGACTCGCTGTTCTCCCACTCCGCGTACTCTTCTTCGAACTCGTTCAAGTATTTCACATAGTACTTTTGAAGTTCGTTCAGCTCGTCATCGGTTGGGATCCAATCAGGTTCGAATAGTTTGTCACCTAGCGTGAAGCTCTGAGCGGCTCGGTGAGAGAAGCCTACCCATGAAAACGTATCCTCGCACCAAGCTACTCTCGGATGAGTTCCAGGCACAGCGACTAAACCGTTCTTGAAGTAATCCCAGCCGTCTTCGATGTCTCCTACTAATATTCCATCCGAATTTAAGCACGCATTGTATATCGTTCCCTCTGATTCTGGCAGCGTATCGTCAACTCGGTAGTCTCTTACAGTTAAGCCTGTTCTCGAATTGATAGCAAAGATCTTCTTAGGGTCAACGTCCCAACCTCTGCCGTTTGAAATTAAGTTAGGTTTCATCCGACTCACCAACTTTGTAAAACCAAGGTTGACGTGAACTCGGTTGAGCACAGTGCTTCCGCTGTACTCTGGGTACTTTTCAAAGGTCAGGAAGATCTTCCCAACATACGGTGTTTGGTTCTTAATTAGACACATTCTTCTTCGTCTGTTTTTTCAGGTATTTCTTCATCGTCTACCTCTATTATCTCGTCGTCTGGAATAGTCGGTAGGTAATCACGTATAACTGCTGCACTCTCGTAATTTTCAACTTCCAACGCTTGTTCAAGCGTTTTCTGGTAGAGAGCTTTCTTGTTGATCTTCAGCTTTGCCATCTTCTGGGACAGAGGTGTTTTCGTCTTTTACTTTCGTTTGAACCTCGGTTTCGTTCAAAATTTCGCTAGTTTCTAAGTCCAGAATCATAAATCGGCGATCTTCGGACGAGTCGAACTGCTCTGAAAAGTAAATTATGTCTGGCAAAAGATCCATAACTTCGGCGTAGATCAGAGTACCTTCGTGATTTTGAAAACGGACCTGAACGGTAATCGGTTTTGAGGTTACGTTCTGAAAGTAAACTATTCGATTGTCTTCGACCGAAAGTATCTCAACTTTCTTTACTTCCTGCATGTCGTACATTGACCTAGCTATGAAAGCCATTATGTCATCACTCCACAGGAACTTGGCCAGTTCCTTTACTCGACGGTCAGGCCAGTCCCACCATTTTATGTGCAGCAACTTTTCAACCACTTCAGAAGAAAATCTGTTGTAAAGGAACTGCGCGGGATTTCCACCGACAACTGTGTAAGGTTTCACGTCCTTTGAAACGACCGATCCTGCTGCAATAACCGCGCCATCTCCTATTCGAACACCTGACATGATGATCGATTTTGTTCCTATCCAAACGTCGTTTCCTATGACGATGTCTCCTCTTGAAGAATTGTGACCGAGCGTGTGATTAAGGTACTCATCTAACTCTGGACTAACCGGTCCCAATAACGTAGTAGATGTTGTAACCCAATCCGGTCTGTGATTTGCGTTTAGCAGGAAAGTGCAATCCCTAGCTATCGAACAGTACCTACCAACTATGACTTTTGAGTCGTCAGTCCAAGATAGTATGTTGATGTTTCGATCGAAGTAAGTTCCACGACCGGTCTGTAGTAAGTGTAAATTCTCCATTATGAAAATAATTTGTTTTCCCAATACTTCACGAAATTGTCAACCGTCTCTGTGTCCCTTCTCTCCAATTCCTTTATGTGATTAGTTACCATACCGATCGTCGTGTTTGCCCAGTGTATGTCGTCTAACCCGTAAGCAACACCGTATCTCTGGATTGGGTTTATTTCTCTGTACTCTTCTGGAGTAAGAATTTTCTTGTAATCTTCGGAATCTGAATTAGCATTTGGCGCGAACTCGTACGATTTACCTGGATTAAGTATGATAGATTTGCATCCACACAGGCCAGCGGCAACCGTGTAAAAACTCTTCTGATCGTAGGTGAGCATGTACTCGTACTGGTTAAAATGTTCTCTCAAGTAATCGTAATTGCCGAGAGTTTTCCAACCAGTAAGGTCCATTGATGATAACTGGTTTATCAGGTTTTCTCCTCCTGGCGGAGTGTGCTTGTGATACATGTGACAGAAGCCTTTTCTCTTTCCTGTGTTGGTGATGTAAAGCTTGTCCATGTAATAGTTGAACGTTGTTAGAGGAAGGTGGTCGACGTTTCGGTATGACTTAAAGTTTCCAAAGTTCGCGTAAACGTCGTTTTCTCCGTACGCATCTTCCAATAGTTTTTCAGTATCGTAAAGAAGCCACCTAACGACGTGCGAAGCTCCAACCGGATTGCCTCTGGCTATCTGAGGGTAGATCACTACTGTGTTCTTGTAAAGATAGCTGAACTGGTCCCAAGCGTAAAATTCAACGAACTCGTGAGTAGATGTCTTCCATGAATTTATGACTTTTATGTTGGAATGTGGGTACTCGGGTTGAGTGAACATGAAAACGTTGTGGCCTCTTTCTGCTAGCAGGTAGGCTAGTTTGTGCATAGCAACAACTCCACCTGTTAAAACGTTGGCAAAGTTAACGTGAACTGCCACTATAAAGTTTATCTTACCAGGATCGTTAGGTAATTCTATCATTCTTCGAGCTTTAGTATTTTTGCAGGAACGCCAACGTAAATTCCTGGACCTACCCACTCTTTAGAAACCAGGCAGGAATTCATTCCTAACGTTACATCTGAGTCAATTTTGGATTTTTCTCTAATCGATGAGTTAGTTCCAAGGTAAACCCGATCGGCTACGTTGCAATTACCGGATACGATGGCTCCTGGCATAGCACTAAAAAAGTCGCCGATCCTAGTATCGTGACCTATTTGAACTGCTCGATTTAAGATAGCGTGTTTTCCTATCTGAACATTGGTAGTTATTATTGAATATGCTCCGACGAAAGAACCCGGTCCTATGCTCACAAGATCAGGATCCATGATAAGAGCGGTACGGTGAACGAACGTAAAATACATTGTTTCCTTAGGCAATCTAGCTTCAATAGCTTCTCTATTAATAGGTTCAGCCACGCATATCATCATCGCGTATACGGATGGATCAAACTCATCTATCGAAAGTATCTTATCTCTAGCGTACTTTTTATCGACAAAAAAGGTTACTGGCTGTCCTATCTGAGCAGCCACTTCTCTTGCGTGACCGCCGTACCCGAAAATAGCTATCTTTTTTGGTTTTTTCATATTATTCCCGGTTAGCATTAGTATACACTTCAAATTTAGAAAGGTCAGGGTATGGAAGTTCCAAGTCTGGGTTACTTTTCTTCGTTCCATCCATGTTGTAGAATTGTTGTATTAGAAGAAGACCTCTGGCCGCTAGCTCCGGCATCATGTAGAAGTTCCAACCTAGCATGTCAAAGTAATCATCATGGTACGAAGTTTCTCTTCTTCCTGAAAACCTAGCTCGTCTGAACCAGTGATACGCTTCCAAACTATCAGTCAAAATGGCTCCACCCTTTGACAACTTGAAGTGTTTGTAAGGACCGGTAAACGAGATGCAGATGTGTTGACCTGGAACGTACATGTCCGCAGTGAATCGAAGAGCTGAATCCCAAACGTTAGTCGGTTTCAATTGGTACATTCCTTTTAACGTTGTACCGTCGGTCGGTTCGAACTTTACCATAGCCCCAGCGTGAATGATCTCACACGGAACCGACGGGTAGGTTCTAGCAGGAATGGTTATTTCTCGGCCCTTTACTTTTTCGTAATAGAGCGCTAAGAACAGAGCGTTGGACATGTTATCAACAGTCACAACATACGGTGCTCCAGTGTAATCAGCTAACGCTTTTTCAAATTCTTCCGTTACTTTGTAAACTCCAACTGCCATTGCTGATTTATTTTTTTATCGCGATCGCGTTAGAGCCATCGTTGAATAGTTTGTAATTGTGTTCCTGCATCCAATCCAACAGTAAAGAATACTGAGTAGACGGTATGTGCATAGTTTCAAAGATCATCAGAAGGGGTTCGTACTTCAAAGAAAGTATTAGGTCTGCGTCTAACCCTTCCACATCGAAGTGAATCCAATCGAAGTACCCTCCGTTCTGTTCGATAAGATCGTTGATTGAGACAGATGATCTCTGAGTGTGTTGTATCTTATCATCTTCGATAAAATGAGTGATAACGTCCTTTCTTACGGTGTCGGTAAAACCCTCACCACCTTGCATCCAGTCAACGTCAGCTCCGTCAGTTGTGACGATCTCGTTGATGAACTTCGCGTTTGACAGGTGAGCGTAATTTTTCTTTACAGCTTCAAACTGTTTCTCACTTCCATCCACTATGACCACGTCAGCTTCATCGTTAAACACTGGAAATACCCAATGACCGAACGTTCCATCGTGAGATCCAAGAACTAAACCCTTGGAACGATACGAAAGACTTTTGACGAAATGGTAGAACGTTTTTTCCAACTGGTCGCCGTGTTCTCTAACGTCGAACTTCCAGTGCATGACTCTTTTTCCTTGCGCTGTGTTGACTATTACATCATACAGAGTTTCTCCTCCTTTCCACGATGCCCAAGTTCCTTCGGGTACAGGCAACATCCAAGAAAGAACGCCGTCTATTGATTTTCTAAACTCCGCTACCAGCGGAAGTTCTTCTGGCTTAAACATCGTAAACTTTTGAAGTTCAACGATCGTTTCATTTTTTAATCTATCGTACTTTACGTTTAGCATTGCGACAGTTTATTTTTACACGAAAGTTATGGTGTTAGTCTTCGGCTCCCAATCAAAAGTCTGAGGTTTGTACTCGTACTCGTATCTCTCATTTAGAACAGATGCATTGAAGTAATGAGTTGATCCGTCAAACACGTAACCGTACCCACTGTGAATGTGACCGCACACGTGGATCTTTGGTTTTATGACTGCTATTCTAGCAGCTAATAGCTCGCAACCCAATTGGTCAGACCAACCTTTTACTTGGTCTAACGTTCCGTGAGCAGGACCGTGGGTGATAAGTATGTCAACATCGTCTGGCACGTCATTCCAAACCCTAGCTAACTCTTCGCCTTTTCGAGGAAGGTTGAAAGCCCAGTTGTAAAATTCCGGCTGCCATGGGCTTCCGTACACTTTAACAAGAGCGTCAATGTCTTTTCCTACAGACACAAACGAATCCTGAAGGTAAGTAATCCACTTGTACGAATTCACTATCTGAGCAGCTTCGTCCGGGTGATTTTCAAAAAGAAAATCGTGGTTACCGGCAATGAAGATCTTGTGATCGTAGTTGTCTATCGAATCGAACCACTTGCAGAAATTTTGCACTTCGTGCGAGTACCCTCTTGAACTAAGATCGCCTGCATGAATAAGCAGATCACCACCTGGAAGGATGGTGTTTAGAACTTTGTGCTTTGTGTGAGTATCACTGATCAAGGTTATTCTCATGGGTTAGGTAGACTTATTATTGGGCTAGCAGGCTTTTCTTCTGGTTTCTTTTCTTCTGGCATCCTGAATTGCTCATTGACGTGACCGCACTTTGAGCAAGCGAACGCCGGAACGTTCATCACCATGTCCTGCGGAGCTCCGGTTAGTAATTTTGAAACGCGACGCAAGTAATTAACTTCGACGAATGTGTCATTCTTGCAAGAGTCGCAAACGATAGCCGTGGAATTTTCCAAGCCTATCCTAATTTGATGTTGTGCCTGTGGTGCCATGTGCAAAAGTTACTTTATCTGAATTGTCTATGTGAATTATGACTTGCTTGAAATAGCTGATGAACCAATCTCCGTGAAGGTGCTGAGTCACGTTGAACCCATCGACCGAATGGACCTCAAACTTATCAAAGGTTCTCAAGTACAGGTCCTTGAACTTAACGAACTGCTGGACCATCTTTGGAGTCTGAAGGTGCCACTCGCCAACGATCTTTCTAACGTTAGCGTGAATCCAGGAAAAGTTTTCGATGTTGAAGATGTCGTACTCTCCTCCTTCACAGTCAGTTTTAAGAAAATCGATGTGATCGATCTTGTTCTTCTTCAAAAAATCTTTGAACGATATGGACGGAGCTTCTCCGACCTCGACCTGCTGGGGTCCTTGGTCCTTGTACGTTCCCCAAAGTTCCATCTCGGCTGTTCCGGTAGTTGCTCCGATGCCTTTGTTCAAGCAAGTTACAGGAAAATTCATGTTCTTAGCGTTGACCTGGAGAGTCTCAAATTCCTGAGGACTTGGCTCAATGCAGTACATGTGCTTTACTTTTTTACCAATGAGAGAGTACATGAACGGACCTATGCTCGCGCCTACATCAACTACTATGTCCCCATCTTCTACTGGGTACATTTTTTCGTAGATTCGGTTCTGGAATATCTCTTGGCCGATCGTGTCCTTGAACCAAGCGTTCGCTTGGCCCCATTCAAAATCTTTTTCGATCATATAGACAACTTTTATTTGAGTTTCTATTACTACAAGAGCGTTAGAAGTTTATGATAAAAACGAAAAAAGGGGCCATTTGGTCCCCTTTTTCGTCATCGTTCACGTAAAACCTTACGGAGTTACCATGATCTTCGTTGTGTCAGCGGTTGCTGTGCTGTCAGCTGCAACCGCAGTTGTGTCAGCTACGGTATCTGTACTTGCCGGAGCATCCTTCTTTTCGAAGAATGAACAACTCGACAGAGTCAGAACAAAAGCAACTGCAAACAGGTAAAAGAACTTCTTCATTGTTTGGTGTTATTTTTCGATATTATACGCAGAAAAGCATTCTGGTTTCAAAATTTATTGATTTTGATCATATAACCCGAGTAAGGATAGATTCTTTTTTGTGAATTTTCAATGATTACTTGATTCGTTTTTCGTAAGGTTATTCTAGTTTTATGAGAAACTGGATATTCTGCGAATAGGCGTTTTAGGCAATCAAATTTTTTTACCAATTGTAAATTTTCATCATACAACTCGGCATAACCCAGCCATTGTGAATTATTCGAACCTCTTGAATTTAGACTTCGTTTTAATCGATTTTCGGGAATAGAGCAAACCTCCTTCATTCTCCTAGAAAATTTTTTCTTATAGTCTACGGTATTTTCAACTTCTTTTTTTCTAGAAAGAACTCTTTGCCTAAAATCTTGATCTTTCCATAAATTCGTAGTATTGATTCGATGTTTTTCTCTAGTTTTTTCAGACAACTGAGAACTTTTATTCTGTAACTTTTTTCTCGTAATATTTTGAGAATCGACTGATCTCATTGAAAAAGTATCTCCGCCGTCTCCGCCGGTTAACAAATTGTAACCTATTTTACGAAAGGTTGACTTTAATTCTTTTATCCAATACTGTTCAAGAGCATTCAAATCAGAAATAGTATCACACTCAGCTAATATTTCTTTTTGAAAATTTTCTATCCCATATTTCTTAATTGCTTCTTTTATCAATGAACCTGACCCAAAATATTTTGGGTCATTGTTTTTACTTTTGCCAACATAAATTTTGCCGTTTATCAAATTCGTAACTCTATAAACAAACATTGCCGTGAGTTTATTGTTATTTATCACGGCAACGCTTGCGAAAATAAGTAAACTTTTTATACGACAGTGCATGAGTTTCCAACACATGCGAGTTCGCCTTTGAGGTCAGTTAGGTCTTCCATTTCTACCACTTTGGTGAGGTCAACCTTGGACAAGTGGTCCATCATTTCATGGTACTTTTCCTCAGTGCAATCCTCAAACGGCGGCTGAACGTAGGTCCCTCCATCGTAAGGCAGGACTGCTATTCCGTTGTAAAATTTGCGGTTTTCCCACATCCAATTTCCAACTGCTTGCCACTCGTCCACTCCGTTTGGATCGTCCGTTAGTTCGAGCTTGTGTTTCCACTTGTAAACGTAACGACGGTTCTTGTCTATCGACACCGTTGCAGATATGTTGTGAGTGTTCTGCCCAGACCTGTGCCCAGGTTTTATCCAATCGCTGTAGAACCGCTTGATCCTTTCCAGCAACTCTATAGCTGTTTCAGTTCTAAAGACCGAACCTTCTGGCGCTTTTTGCGGAACGGATATGATAGCTGTATCGTGAGGCCTAAAGAAATCATCTTCAAGGAGTTCTGGGTGATAGATTGACAGGTGAGTGTAGATTGATTCATTCTTGCCAACTCTTATCCTGCGAATGTAGAATGGATTGTGCCAAGCGTGTATGCCAGAAGAGGTTCCGAGAACTAGACTTGACGTGCCGCTTGGTTTTATCGTCGTGCATCGTGCGGCAGAATTTATGCCGATGATCTTGGCTACTCTGTCATTTTCAACCTTTACTTCGTTAGCCGCTTCAGCTAAGTCAAACCGCTGAGCAGCGCCGGATCCGATGCCGGTCATTCCAACGCCAATGAGTGCTTCCTTCTCAGTAGTTCTCTGCCAGTTGGTTCTCAGGTAATGAAATTCCGTGTACCCAGCCTGAAGAGTTCCGATGAATGCTGCAGCTTTTACTCGAGCGTTCAGGTCTTCCTGCGATTCAACGTCCGATGCATTCACTTCGCACAGGTTGCAGAATTGAAAAGGCCTAAGCGAGATCTCGCAGCACGGGTTGGTTCCCCAATCTTTATCGTTACTCAGGTAAATACCTGGTTCTCCTGAACCCGACGCTTCTATCTTTGCCCACATGTCCATGAAAAATTCTCTGGTTATTATGTTGCGAAGAAGAACCGCAGAATTGTTAGCTCTACCTCTCTGCGGATTAAGTTCCCACCACGAGCCGGTTTTGGCTGAAATCATCTCGTCGTCGTCCGCACTGAACAAACTGATCAGGGCAGCTCTGCGAATTCCACCGGCTAGAACAGCGTCAGCTATGTAGCAGACCAAATCGTGAACTTCAATAGGTTTGAGCTTGTCGCCATTCTCTTTCTGAGACAGCAAGCCTTCTATCTTTACTAGACACTCTTTTAACGGTTGCGGTCCTGGCGCTTTTCCGCCTGATGTCACTAGCCTAGCTCCCTTTGGTCGAATGTCCCTGAAATCAAAATCGATAGCTGACCCGCCGAAGAAGTAAGATTTCATCAGAACTTTTATGGAATCTGCCCAACCCTCAATGCTATCACCTATCAGAAACCTTCTACTGCGGTTGTGATTAGGCTTTGTGATTTCTGGTAAATTTTCAACGTGGTGTTTCTGAACGCTGAAACCTACTCCAGTTCCTCCTAACAGAAGAAACATGATCTCGCTGAAAGCTCTCCAGTCGTCTATCGGAAGGTACGCGCAGTTGTAAATTCTGTTTGGAGATATTTCTATCGGTTTTCCACCGAACTGCAATGACCTCATCGAAGGGAGAACCTTTCGATCGTACACAAACTTGTAATTTTTTCGAATTTCTTCTTCCAGGTCCGGGTACTTCCGTATGTGCATTTCCATGTTTCTGGTTACGAGTTCTTCCCAAGTTTCTCTCCTCTTGTGCTCGTTAGAATACCTGGCGTACTTCATGTATACTGTGATGTCGCTGAGTATCTGGTTTGACAATTCCATATTTTGCATTATTTTTTTAAGTATCAATCAGTTTCGAAATCCGTCTCAGTTTAGATGGCTGTGGCTCTCAGCTAAGTGTTTGACCGTGTTTCAGAGGTGAATTTTGAATTGGTCTCTCGCTTTCTGAATTAAGTGAGGCAGCTTATTTCTGTGATTATCAGATGATCTAATCCGAGCTTAGGTAAGTGTGCTCTAACTGTTGATTTAATTAGTATGATCATCTGAAAGAATTTTGAGTAGATTTCAAGGTTATTTATACTGCCAAGGCTACATTTGGTTTGAAATAAATAACAAAAAATGAGAAAAATATGAAACCAATCACGCAATACCCGTTTCCCGACAACCAGTACATTAAGGAGGAAACGACCAAGACTCAGCTGTACCTTCACCACACGGCAGGAAACCCAAACCCGTTCGCGACGTTTGAGTGGTGGGCAAGCACGCCGGAAAGAATAGCGACTTGCATAGCTATCGGCGGAAAACCAGGAAGCACAGGAAACTGGAAGGACGGCGAGATCGTTCAGGGTTTCTCTTCAAAGTACTGGGCTTACCATTTGGGACTTAAGGAAGCAACCTTTGATTTTTACGGGTTGCCGTATAAATCTCTCGACAAAAACAGCATAGCTGTCGAAATTTGTAACTGGGGTCAACTTACTAAGGGCGCAGACGGGAAGTTCAGAAACTACGTCAACCGAGTTGTTCCTTTCGACGAAGTCTGCGAGCTTGACGTTCCTTACCGTGGTTACAAGTACTACCACGCATACACTGACGCTCAGATAGAAAGTCTGTACGAACTCATGAAATTCTGGGAACAGAGATACGGCCGGGATTACAAGTACTATGACGACATTTGGGACGTTAACGTAAGGGCTCTCAGAGGAGAACCTGGATTTTACGCTCACACGTCCGTTCGCAAGGACAAGAACGATTTATCGCCTCAGCCAAAAATGATCGCGATGCTAAAGGCGGTCTAACCTTTCGTCCATGGAAACCTTGTTGATCACAGCTTCTATAGCTGCTGCCAACGAGTGAACGCAACTAACCACTTCTATCTTCGGGTTAGTAGGTTGTTGAACTGAATCTGTTATGACGAGCCGATCCAGGTGCTCTGACTTTGCTATCTTTTCGTGACCACTTCCTGAGAGAACACCGTGAGAAATCAAAGCAGTTACTTTTCGAGCTCCTCCAGTCTTGAGGAGCTCGGCTGCTTTAACGAGAGTTCCGCCCGTGTCAACCATGTCATCTAACAACAGAACGTGCTTTCCTTCTACCTCTCCAATAAGATCCATTCTCTCGATCTCGTTCGGTCGAGTTCTGATCTTCGACATCATCGCGAACGTTGAATTAGGAAAACGACGAAGGAACCTTTGGTAAAACCGCATAGCTCTTTTTACTCCGCCGGCGTCTGGCGAGCAGATGCAATAATCGTCGTCTGGTAACTTCTTGCTGAACTTACTGAACGCAAAGCTTCCTGGTATTAGGTTCACCGGAATGTTGAAGAATCCCTGGATCTGCTCAGAGTGAAGGTCGATGCAGATGAGTCGGTTTGCACCTGCTGCTTGGAATAGATCAGCCATAAGCTTGGCTCCAATAGCACCTCTGGCGCCCTCTTTTCTGTCCTGTCGTGAATATCCGAAGTACGGTATGACCATGATTATTTCCGAAGCTGAAGCTCTCTTTGCAGCATCAATGCTGAGAAGCATCGCAACTATCTTTTCTGCTGTGATCGTGCTGGAAACCAAGAAAACTTTCTTTTCTCGTACGGACTCTAAAAATTGCGGGCTCAACTCTCCGTCGGAAAATTTGTCGATCTTAAATTTTCCGAGTTCGCACCCAAGCTCCTCGCATATTCCCTCAGCTAGTGAGGATCCGTCTACCGAAAAAATCTTGTACATATTTGTTTGATTATTTTGGAACCAACACTTTCTTGTTCATGCCGACTGCTACCTCCCAAAAGGTGTAGGTCCATTTAACGTCTAAGTAAGCAGGTTCCGGATCTGAATCAGGAAAGGAACCCCCAGATTGAGGAACGTACCGGCCTTCACTCTTCTTGGTCTGTCCGATTATGATGCCTGACCCAGTTTGCCGCTTGAACACTACTTTTCGTATAGCTGTCGGAAAATACATGAAACCTGGGTTGGCTACCAAATCTTTGGGTTCAACTATTGTGAACTTGTCAGTGTCGTATAGCTTACTATTTTCCAACTGTTTTTCAGCAATGTATGCCACTTCTGAAAAGACCTCGGTGAATTCTATCGTTTCGCCGAACCTATTTTTTCTCTTGCTTCCCATAGTTTGTATTTTATCGGTAAGCTGCACAATCCTCGCAAGATGGTTGGCTCGCGCAAGCTGCGTGAGTGTAACCGTCTTCCTCAGCGTGACAGATCTTTGTTTTTAACGGTTCTGATTGGTTTTCTTTTATCATGACGGGTTCGCGAACGATCACCTTAGCTGGATCAATTTCCGAAACTGCTTCGAACTCTTCCTTAAGCTTTAAGTAATTCTGGTACCGACGATTCTTCATCTCGATTTTGTGATCGCTTGCTTCTTTCAAGCGAATTTCCCGTTCAACATCAGTCTCCGGTCTTTCGCGAATCACGATAACTTCAGTGAACGGATCCCAAGAATTATTTTCAGAATAGAAACCTTCATCATAGCGAACGTATATCTCATCGGTCGGAAGAAGACCTTCTGGCAAGTCAGTTGTGTGCAACGGCCTGTGATCTCCGTCGCCGAGTCGTTTTGTAAAAATCACTTCGTCCAAAAAAGCGATTCCGTTTTCTATTCTGAATACGGTCAATCTGCGCGGCATGTTAGCTGTAATTGAATGGTGAAACTTCCTTTAACAGAGCTTGCCTCTGCTGAATTCTCCCGCACCTGACCAGTTCCAACGCAAGAGTTTGCATTATGTCGATCGGTTCGGATAAGTCAATGTGAACTACGTATGTGTTCGTATCTGGGTAGGTAAAGGTTACCCAAGAACCGTTTTTTCTTGAAACGCCAGAAGCTCGGTACCTAAAGCCCAAGGATTCAGCAATTTCTCTGACTTCGTCAACTGTGATTTTTCTTTCCATGGTTTACTGAAAACTTTGATCGTAATTTACTTTTCCGTCCGGAAATTGTATGATGGTCAAGCACCCGTTGTACGTGTCAGACAGGATAGCAGGCGAGGACGTTAAAATGTCTAACCTTTTCAGTCCCAAGTTCTTTTCCTTGTTTAGCTTGCTGATCTGGTAGATCAGTTGGTAGATTTCTTGAACGGAGCAGTGCCGTTCAGGAAAGGCCAAGAACCAGTGTTCAGGGAAAGTAGAGATGCTCCCAGAGAAGATCTCGTCGAACTTATTTATTCCAATACCCCGTATGAAGTCGAACATCGAGTGTCTTGGCGGAATGTCCTTAGAGCAGACGACCCTCAGTTCGAATCCGTAGTGTTCGATAGATTCCGGCGTTGGCGATAGGTGTTCAGCCCAACTGTCGAATATTTGAGAAACTGATCTTACTTCCATGTTATTCCTTTAACCCGCCGTTTGGTGTTTCAAAAAGTTCAAGAAGGTACGAGTACATCGGGAAGCACATGTGCTGGGGGTTTTCGTGAACTCCAAGCATCTTACCGAACGATTCGTTTTCTTTTTTATATGTCTCGAACATTCTGGATTTAGTTAATTTTGAATATTGCACGTTTGCGATGCGGTCACACAGCTTTACGAACACTGCGCCAGGAGTCTGGCGAATCCCTTCGTAATACTTTTCATTAGCTCGTTCTGACCGATTCTTTCCTTTTTCGTTGGTAACCGCGTACACGATGTCAGCAGCATTGTGACCGAGCCGTTCCTTAATCTCGGTGTACGACTTGCGAGCATCTTCGATGAGATCATGTCCCCAGCAAGCGAATTCAACTGCTGACTTCGTGTCATCAACTGTTTCCCAGGAATTGTGGTAAACTGACTCTTCCGGGGTTAAGTAGTTCTTAGGAAGGAGGTGCAAGTAATCCTTGCAAACTTCTACGACCATCCTTAAGTGGAACTCGTACGGAAGGTACCTGTCGTAAAAGTGATTAGTTGAACGGTGCTGGTCTATGCACCAAGAAGCTCTGTCTTGCATTTCTTTTTTCTTATCTTACTAAAAAGCGGCTCAACCGGAAAGGCTGGCCGCTTTTTCAACGTATGTGCAGGTGGTTTGGTTTACAGCGAATTCATGAGAGCCTCTTTGTTCGGGTGAAGCCTGTGCTCAGCAAAGGTTCCGTGAACTGTTGTGTATGTGACGCCGTTTGTGTTGTCCCTTGATAGAACTTTTGCAGAGTGAACGAGGTTATCCCTCATGTACCACACTACTTGGCTCTCTTTTTCCTGACCGGTTCTGATGAACTTTCCTGAATCTTTAAAGTTTGCTTTAGTTTCAGCAGGTCCTCTCTGTACATGTCAATTGGGTTTCTTTTCGAAATCTCAACGATCTCAGCCTTCTTGTCTTCAACCTCTTTTAACAATTGCTCGTAAGTTTCCTTAGTAAGAGAGTAAATCGGCATGTTCAGCAAGTAGGAATAGGATCCGTCTATCTCGTCAAAGTTAGAAGTTTCCAAGTAAAGAACGATCTGAGCTTTTGGAACGTTGTTGATAGTCAGTTTCTTTTCTATTATGCTCTTCACGAACCGTGCACGGTTGCTAAGAACTTTTAGTTCACGGTTGTACTTATCGATCAGGTAAGCTTTCCTCTTGTCGTAGAACGAAAGTCTGAATTTTGTGAAGTACTCGACAACTTCAGGAACCGTGCTGAACTCTATGAGCTTTCCATTCTCGTTCAAGCAGGTCAAGTTCTCAGTTTCGGTTTCCAGCATCTTCAGCGTGCTTTCCAACCGGCCCTTCGACATCAGCTTAGCGAGAGTAGCTCTAGAAAATTTTATGACGTAGTTTATTCCGCTAGAAGAATTGTCCTCGTAGTTATAGATGATGCCACGTTCTAGAAGAGAGTTAAGGTGAGCTTCGTACTTTGCAAACGTTACGGACGGTGGCAATTCAGTGACTTCAACAGTCGTTGTGTTTAAGACTCTGTACGAGCCGTGCATGATGTACTGGTTGGTGCTGTCGACTTGCTCTACCTTTCCGTGATAGTCTTTCCACCAAGGAAGAAGCTTGCCAACAGGCTTCCCGTCTAGCACCCTTAGACACGCATCAATGAGATCGATTGCATTCCTATTCAATATGTTTGTTGCGAACCCGACAGCGATGCCTGAACTACCGTTGAGAAGAACGGTCGGTATGATCGGAAGGAAGTACTTCGGTTCTATCTCATCTCCCTCGTCGATTTGATTTTCGAGGAGTTCAAAATCCTTGTAAAGAAGCCGGAAGTTCTTGGTGGTCTTAGTCGATATGTAACGAGCCGCTCCGGCTTCAGGAGAGCGAAGGGATCCGAATTGGCCGATCTCTTCCAGTAACGGGAGAGAATTATTGAACGATTGAGCCATTCCAATTATTGCTCCGTTTAAGCTTCCATCACCATGGTGGTAATGGGCATCGGCTGCAATCTTGCCTCCAAGCTGAAAGATCTTCAAAGGTTTTTCTGTACCTGTTTTCCAAACTTTGTCCGCAATGAAAATGATCTTTCTCTGAGTTGGTTTGAAACCATCGATGACGGATGGAATTGCTCGATTCTCGAGAGTGTACATCCCGTAAAGGGAATAATCCTCATCGAGGTATTGTGTTACTGTCTTCTGTTTTGGTTGCGTCATACTATCTGGTTAGAATTAGGAATTGACTTCTTCGAATGTTGCGATTCCGTCTTTTACCTCTATCACCACTCTGATATTTACACCACGAACTCCTTCTTTCGTTTTCAGTTCGTAAGTTTTTTCTTTATACTGGACGGTAATTACGTATCCGCCCCAAGTTCCAACATAAAAACCGTCAGGAAGAGTAGACGGAGTTGGCGTTTTTTCTGTAATGGATTCAATTGAATTTCTCATTTCGATTACGATTTAATTCGGTGAAATTGCTTGCATCCATATCATTGTTCCCTCTGGCAGATCGCTGTTTGTTTCGTTAGCTTTACTGGAAATCGGGTAGATATGAATCTGCTCATCTTTTTTGAAGACGATGACTTTC